TGAGTGGCAAAACCGTGGCATTAATCTATGGACGGTGGATGAAGGCACTGTAAGCCTTGTTTCTGGCACATCTCAGTACAATCTCCCCGCCGATACCATTGACCTACTAGAGCAGGTTATTCGCACGAATGCAGGGGTTACGGCGACCCAGCAAGATCTTACTATTACACGCATCAGTGTAAGCACATATTCTTCTATCCCTAACAAACTAACGCAGGGTAGGCCGATTCAGGTGTACATCGAACGGCTTAGAGATAATCCAAAAATCAATGTTTGGCCGGTGCCTGATAATAATGACTATGTATTCAAGTATTGGCGAATGCGTCGAATCGAAGACGCTGGTAGCGGGGTGCAAACGGCAGATATGAACTTTAGGTTCTTCCCTTGTATGGTGGCGGGTTTAGCCTACTACGTAGCAATGAAAGACCCAGAGTTAGCAGAGAGACTGCCAATGTTAAAAGCTGAGTATGAGGAACAGTTTAGATTAGCAGCAGAAGAGGACAGGGTGAAGACACCGGCTAAGTTCGTGCCGCGTATTGCGAGAATCTAGCCATGACGAACCGGTTTGCATCTGCAAAGAAAGCCATAGCGGAATGCGATATCTGTGGTTTTCAGTACAAATTAAAGGAGTTGCGGAATCTAATTAGGAAGGGGCAGGACACCAACTTGAAGGCATGTCCCGAGTGTTGGAACCCAGATCAGCCTCAGTTACGACTAGGTGAGTTTCCGGTAGATGATCCACAAGCGATACGAGATCCCCGTCCAGATAGGAGCTTAGGGGATTCTGGGGACTTCAGCAGTCGGGCTATTCAGTGGGGTTGGGATCCTGTCGGCGGTGGTAGAGATCCATTTGATCTTACTCCTAATGATTTAGTAGCAAACGGACACATTGGAACAGTAACGGTGGTGATCAGCTAATGAAAAAAGATAAAGTACATAAGATGGGCGGTGTAAAGCCCTACGGACCCAAGCCCAGTATGAAAGGCGTTAAAACGTCTGGAATCAAGATGCGCGGTGTAGGGGCAGCGACTAAAGGAACTATGTCTAGAGGGCCGATGGCATAAGCCATGAACTACACTTCTCTTAAGACCAACATTGAGGATATTTGCGAGACATCGTTTACGGACGATCAACTTGCTATGTTCACAGAGCAGGCCGAGCAGAAGATCTACAACACTGTTCAGATCCCTGCTTTACGTAAAAATGTTACGGGGACATTGACCGCTAGTAACAAATACTTAGGCACTCCCTCGGACTTTTTATGGTCTTACTCACTTGCAGTTGTTGACGGTTCAGGTAATTACAACTTCTTGTTAAACAAAGATGTTAACTTTATTAGAGAAGCCTACCCTAGTCAGACAGCTACAGGACTCCCTAAGCACTACGCATACTTTGACGATAACTCGTTCATTTTAGGGCCAACTCCCGATTCTGCTTATACAATGGAGCTACATTATGGGTATTACCCAGAATCTATTGTAACTGCAGGTACTACGTGGCTTGGTGATGAGTTTGACTCGGCTCTGCTCAATGGTGCTTTGGTCGAAGCGATACGGTTTATGAAAGGCGAACCAGATTTAGTGAGTTTGTACGAAACCCTGTATGTGCAGGCAATCAAGCTGCTTAAGAATCTTGGGGATGGTAAGTTAAGAGAAGATACCTACCGTTCTGGGCAATATAGAACAGCGGTAGTGTAAGGAGACATTTATGGCAATCACACAGGCAATGTGTACTTCATTCAAGCAGGCTTTGCTTGATGGAGAAATGGACTTTAGTTCAGACACATCACAAACTTTTAAGATCGCGTTGTTTACGTCATCAGCTACGTTGGGCGCAAGTACAACAGCGTATTCGACGACAAATGAAGTTAGTGGGACAGGGTATACAGCAGGTGGCAATACGCTGACTATATCTACAAATCCAACGACTTCTGGTACCACAGCATATCTAAGTTTTTCTAATACTACGTGGTCTACAGCAACAATTACGGCTCGTGGAGCTTTGATCTACCAATCAGGAGGCAGTAACCCAGCCGTTGCTGTGCTTGATTTTGGTGGGGATAAGACCTCTACCGCAGGTGACTTTACGATTCAGTTTCCTACAGCAGACGCGAGTACAGCTATCATTAGGATTGCTTAATGGCTGATGCCGTTGTCGTATTTCAGGGTTGGGGTTCCTCAACTCAAGGATGGGGCGATGGCGCATGGGGCGAGAACATCGCCGTACCCGGAGCTACGGGGGCTGTTGGTACAGTTTCAGTGGTTGCGGGGGCGAATGTTTACCCCTCTGGATTATCCGCAACAGGCTCAGTTGGCACTGTTTCTGTTGTTGCTGAAGCGAATGTAAGCCCCACGGGGGTAGCTGCTACAGGCGCAGTAGGTACGGTATCTGTCGTTGCCGAAGCAAACGTAGCTGTAACAGGAGTATCAGGAAGTTTTGCACTAGGTTCAGTAACCGTAGCTGCAGATGCCAATGTTTTCCCATCTGGGTTATCTGCCACCACTGGATTAGGTAGTGTAACTGTAACCGCAGATGCAAACGTCGCAGTAACCGGCAATGCTGGTACCACGGCGCTAGGCAGTGTCACCGTAACAGGTACAGCGAACGTATCTCCTAGCGGTCTTAGCGCAACAGGTACAATAGGCAGTGTTACGGTCCAAGCCAATGCAGATGTCTCAGTCACTGGAGAAGAGGCAACTACTGGGCTTGGATCAGTTACGGTTGTAGGCGATGCCATAATCAGCCCATCCGGGCTTGCTGCTACAGGTGCTATAGGCACTGTTAATGTTGTTTTCGGCATAACTATACCGGTCACGGGAGTCGCTGGAACCACCGCATTAGGTACCGTTACAACACAATCTGATGCTAATGTTAGTGTTACAGGCGTAGCAGCAACAGGGAACGTAGGTTCCGTATTAGTTTGGGGCGAAATAGATGACAATCAAAACCCGAATTGGCAAGATATTAATCGTACACAATCGCCATCTTGGGGTAATATCAACAGCGTACAGGATCCTAGTTGGTCAGGAGTAACGGATACACAGACTCCCTCGTGGAGCAGCATAAATAGTGCTCAGACACCAACTTGGGATGACATAGCCGCATGAGGTTAAGAGATGACTACACAATACACTTCCATTCTTAAATTAGCCCTCCCCGTCCAAGGGGAGTTAAGTGGTACGTGGGGCGATACCGTCAACGACAATATCACTTCTATGGTGGAAGAGGCCATTGCAGGTCGTTCTGTAATTGATTCTTGGACCGCTAATTCTCATACATTGACTACCGCAGATGGAACAACCTCAGAATCTCGTTGTGCGATGCTTGAGTTTACTGATACTGGTGCGGCACTAACCGGTAACGCTACGGTTGTTTGTCCTACGGCATCTAAGATCTATATCGCAAAGAACGCTGTCGGGAGTAGCCGTACTGTTACTCTGAAGACCTCCGCAGGGACCGGTATAGCTATTCCTGACGGCACCACAATGTTCCTGTTTTGTGATGGGACTAACGTGGTGGAGGCTGTTACTAACATAAACAGTTTCAATGTAGGCGGCACCGTCGCTATCAACGCTATCAAAGACGAAGATGATATGTCGTCAGATAGTGCCACCGCTTTGGCTACACAGCAAAGCATTAAAGCCTACGTGGATAGCCAAGTAGGGTCGTTTGACACGCTTGCTGAAGTTTTAGCTCAAGGAAACACCTCGGGCGGTACTGATATTGAACTCGCCACCACCGACAAAGTTCAGTTCCGAGATAGCGCGATTTATCTTAATTCAAGCGCAGACGGACAACTTGATATCGTCGCTGATACCGAGGTTCAGATTGCGACTACAACTGTTGATTTGAATGGCATATTGGATGTCAGTGGTAACACCACGCTCGGCGCAGACGTAACTTTCACTGGCGCTTCTTACAACGCAGTCTGGGATAGCTCCGACAACGCACTTGAGTTTGCCGACAACGCTAAGGCTGTCTTCGGCGCTGGCTCTGACTTACAGATTTATCATGATGGGTCTAAATCAATAATAGCAGATACTGGGACGGGTCCACTTAGTATTCAGGGCGAAAATACTATAGTTTTGGAAAAAACAGACGGGACTAACTACGCCACATTCACAAGAGATGACGCTGTAACTCTTTATTATGATGGTGACGCTAAAATCGCCACAACCTCCACAGGCATCGACGTAACGGGTAGTGTGACGGCTGATGGTTTGACTGTTGATGGCAGCGCCACTCTTACACGTTCCGATACAAATACAATTCTGACTCTGGAAAGCACCGATGCTAGTGCAACTTCTGCCCCAAGAATGGATTTTTATCGAAACTCAGCATCTCCTGCTGATAATGATGGTATTGCGCTTATAAGGTTTAGAGGGCAGAACGGAGCAGCTAGTACGATTAGTTATAGTTCGCTTGAGATCGATGCGCTTGATGTAACTGGGGCTACCGAAGATGCTGGAATGCAGTGGGGCTTTCAGAAAGCGGGGACTATTAGAGAATTAATTTCAATAGAAAGTACAGGCACAGTTTTTAACCAAGAAGGAGTCGACCACGACTTCCGCGTTGAGTCTGACAGTAACACCCATGCACTTTTTGTTGATGCTGGTAATAACCGCGTTGATATGGATGTTCCTTTGCGAGTTGGTTACAACGAAATAACAGCAACAGGAAATTCAGGAATTGGTCAATTTGCTACAGCAACAAGCGGTA